TCCAAGTAGCCTGAGAAATCGGGGTAGGACTCGTAGACGGAACCGTCTGCAAGAAAGAGTGAAAAGGGATGATCCTCCACCTCCCTAGGAGGGGGCTGCACGGGGTCTAGAACGTCCGCAGCGCCCATATCTTTCACGGGTGCATGGGTAGGTATGTCCGACAATTCTTCCGGCGTATAGACGCCCACTACGACACCGGGAAACACGGTGCGGATTCCTTCACTCACCACCCTTGCTCGCAACATCGCACGAGGATAGTTAGTCCAGTTGTCCTTGCCGGTTAACTTGGCTTTGACTGCCATGTCCCAAGTCCAAGTGATCTTGGCACTACCACCTTGTGGGTGACTGAATGTTGCAGTTACCTCCTTATCAGTTAACACATCCCAGTTAACCTTCCCACCTTGTGCTTGGAAGCGTGCAAGCATTGCGTCTGCTTTAAGAGCAGGACGTCCTTGGATGATGTGATAGTCACGAGCAGCAAGAGCAGGGTGCATCCCTTCTGCTTGTGCGATGAGCATCAGGGCAAGTGCCTGGTCAGGGGTCTTCATGCCAAACAGACCGGACTTGGCGATAGCGACGGCCATAGTCTGGACGTCATTCACAGGGATAAGATTACTCATTGAGACCTCGTAGATCTTTACACATAAGATTTGCGTACTCGGATGCTGATTCCATGATCAGTTGCTTGCTTCCACCGTGGTAGGGGTTCTCGCGTTTGATAATGAAAGCAGCCATCGCAAGTGCACGATATAGATGCCAAATGTCTTCGTATTCTTCTTCACTCATTTAACTAAAAATCTCCGTGATCCAGGTACTTCCTGGACGAACTGGTCATACATCTGTGGGTACGCTGTTCTGAAAGCAGTCGTGTTGAACTTGGCAGACGCCTTAGCAGACTTCCAAGTAGCCAGCACCGTACCATCAATGGTGCTCAACACAGACTTGCTGCCCATCGCCTTCATGAGAGCCTGCTTGCAGTTCTCTTCCTGATCTTCTGCTTCTTTACGAAGTTTGGAGTAGTAAGAGTAGTTACGAGCAGCAGTCTCCAGCTCCTTGCTGGCGATCACCGTGCCCTCTTCCGACACCGGGAAAGAGATCTTGCACTCCTCCACCGTATGAGGTTCTGGCAAGGTGTTGGCAACAACATGGCCCCACCATCTGGCGCACCACTTGATATGCTCCTCCTTCATCTCTGGTGTGACTTCTTGTCGCACAGTGATGAACTCAGATCCTCCAAGTAGGACTGCCAAGTACACGATCTCAGCACCGTGAACGGTGGCCTCGTGGATACACTGGATTCTGTCCGAGTCCGGCATGAGACACGTCTCAGGATCGAACTTGCTCCTCATGAAAGAGCTGTAGTTCTTGGCTTCCACCAACACCTTGTTGTCCGCTGAGATGAAGTCAAAGTGAGACCTCAACCAACTTTCTTTGGGATGAGTAAGAGGGTAAGCGGCATCCTTGAGCTCGATACCTAGCCTCTCCTGGGCCAGCCTGCCGATCACTGGCTGCATGACATGGCCCATCTTAACGTGTTCAAGATCAGAGATCTCCTCACGTTCCATTTTCCCCTGTTTGATAAGAATGGCAGTTGCTGCTTGACCGTTGACGGCCATGCGGCTATCGCCAGACCACCACCCGCTGTTGCGGACCTCTGGGCTGAAATCACTCATCTTGTACCTCTTGTTTACGCTCCCAGAAGATCGCTCCTTCTCCGCACTTACCTGCTTCGAAGGTTCTCTGGTTGTAGGCGTAGGAATACAACTTGCGACCCGATACCGGGTGGATGTTGTAGAAGGCAGCGCACTTAGCTAGTGCGTAGTCATCGTCACCCGGCTTGGGTAGTAGGTGACGGCAGTCGATACATAACTTCATGTAACACCTATAAGATAAGATAAGATAGATACGAGAAACAACACTAGAACAGAAAAAAAAAGAACTGTCAACTGTCCGTTCGTTCACAGAACATCAGGACAAAAGAACCTCCAAGGTGGCATGGCAGCCAGCCTCACCCGCAGGGTCACTCATCTAAGACGGTAACCTGCCAGTGCTCCCTTGAGGCCAGATTCATTCATGCCGAGCCTGAGACCACCCAGGAGGTTCGACACTTGTGCAGTCGCTCTGGAACGCTGCGCGGCTCGCAGGGGGTGGCATACCCTGGCCGATGTACTCTTCCCTGCGGCCCATCTAGGCCCACTGCTAACGCGAGGAGTGCGGGCGAAAAAAAAGGACTTACTGCTGCACCCGGTGGAAGACCCCGAAGGGCCAGGCGCATGAGTAAGTCCTCTCTTGTTACCTTCCACAGCAACGGGATGAACACTAACACAAAAAAAACCCCAGTGCAAGACCGGGGTCAAGTCCCGAGTGGGACATCTAGGAGACAGCACGCGAGAAAGGTTCACTCTAGCACATCCTCGATCTCTAGCATCGCACGGCGCAGCTCTTCCGCCTCCTCTCGGGGCGTGTGGGGCTGGATCATCAGGACGTAATAGGCGCTCTCCATGGCCGACAGAGCGCGTTGCATGACTCGTTGTAGTTGCTCATCCATGATTCTTTCCTCTTGCTCTGATAGCGTTAGCAACACCGCTCGGGCAGGTATCGCAGGTTGGCTCATACGATTCGGCTACGCTGGCACACGCCTCCCGCTCATGCGCGGCGACAAGGTTGGCGAAATTTCCCATCATCTCCCCAAAAAACCCTACGCAAATAGGAAAGCCAGCCTCTTCCGCCATGCGGATGATGTCATCAGGTTTCATGTCTTTCTTCCTGTAGTGGTAAGCGGCAGAAATTCCTCAAGATGTACGCATACTCGGGTTCTCCTCGGAATGGGTTAGATGTCTTGTAAACAATCTCTGCTTTGGGAGGGATGTACAACCAGCATTGCTTCCGTATTACTTCATTCCATTCTAGTCTGCGTTCTATCTTCCCCGACTTCGCCATGAGAGACAGGCGAGCATTCAAGGACGATCGGGGCATACCAGAGATGCTCATGTCATTGACAAACATCTCTCCCTTATCACTCAAATAGTTAAAGATTGCCTGTTCGTTATCCATTCTTTTCCCTCAATATCTTTTCTATCATCCTAGCAAATGCTATTGTCCACTTGCTAGGGTCTTTATAGAATATATATGCCTTGTCGAACTCTACATGGTAGAACGCTGCTTCTATATCACCAGCGGTTAGTTCATCCCACTGTTTATTAACGGGGTCTTGAATGATCTTAGGGATACCATCCTCATAAAATACATCCTTGACCATCCACTCGCCGTTCACGAGTCTATCCCCGCGATGCCCGACACGATGGCAATGATCAGGCCAACGAACGCAACCTCTAGGTCGCCTATCATGGCTCCCGACAAGCCGGTACAAAACGAAATTAAGAATATGATTGATAACACGATGGGTCCTTGATGATGGGGCGGTGGTTAGCCGCCCCGATAAGATTAGATAGCGTAGGCGGAGCGATCAGCCCCGTTGATCCAGCGCGGGGACTTCCCACGCCCGGACCATGTAGCACCGGATACCGGATCCCGATACTTAGGCGGGACGGTCCTGCGCTCTCCCTTCGTGGGCAGAGAGCCCTTGCCGGGTTGGAGCTTCAGATCGGCAGCGGTGATGCTGTAACTGGCGATCATGGCCTTGCAAGCCTCGATAGCCTGCCGCTTTTCCTCTGCTTTCACTTCCTCTGCTTGACGCAGGATCTCAGCGGCTTTCTCTTTCAGTTCTTCGTACAACATACATACACTCCAAGTGATACCCCGAAAGGGGCGATAAGAGGCCCAACACGGGCCGGGAAATGCCCGGTAGGTGCTACCCTACACGGGCGGGTCAGAAATCGGTTGTAGGACGTTTTAGGCCGCTATTGCAAGTTCAGCATCTAGGCTCAGGATGTAATCTGCGGCTTTCTGAGCCAGCGCTGCGGCTTTGAAGATTGCCTTAGCATCGTCGCGGCAAGCCTTGAGCCAGGAACCGATGTAACCGGCGTGGCGCAGTTCTCCAGCAATGCCGTGATCCTGACACAGAAACGCTGCGGTTAGCTCTGCGACCAGTTCTTCGAAAGCGTAGGCAGGGTTGCCAAACTTGCCACCGAACTCGCGTGCAAGGCGGTGCTTGGCTCCCGTCCAATGGCCTAGCTCATGGAATGCCGTGCAGTAGTAGCTCGCGGGAGAGTTGAACGACACTTTATGTGGCATCTGGATAGCATCGTGAGACGGCGAGTAGAAAGCGGCATCACCGCCGTGTCGGATCACAGCGCCGGTTTTGACGATGCGTTGCTCTGCCGCCTGGATAGGATCGAACGAGCCAGAAACAGTGGCAACCGGAACATCTGCCCCTTCACACTGAGCAGAGTTAAACACAGTGTAGAGACGCAGCACAGCAAACTGTTTTTCTTCCAGATCTCCCGCTGAGTTTGCCTGCTCTTTCGTGACGGGAGAGAAAAACACGATCTGCGTGCCTTTCTCGCCTTTGCGAACTTGCGCGCCACGCTCCGCCCACTGTTTATAGCTCGCCCAATACGGCGTGTATCCAGGCATCATCGATCCCATGCCTAACACTAACCGATTGATGCCCTGATAAGCCTTCCCAGAAACGATGTTTTTGGCGGCCGTGCTATCTGCCTTCCAAGGCTTGATCCAAGGTGCTGCACCTTTCTCAAGTTCAGCAATGATCGACTCTGTGATCTTTTCGTAACCATTCATGCTGTTAACCCCTAGATTGATTATATATGATGCCTGTCTACAACTGAGACAGTGATCACATAATGCACTACCGATTATCACCTGTCAACAGATAATCCTTTTTTTTTACTAGGTACTTTCCCTAATGGTTATCCATACAGTACTACAGTATCACCGATCCTACCTGTCAACCTGTCCTACCTGTACAACCTGTCAACCTCTCTACACTGTCCTACCTGTACCTACTGTATATATAGTATAGGTAAGGATGTTCCTACCTGTACTGCAGCACCGACGGATGAGGAGGTGAGCGGGTGATCACCACATTCCCCCCTTTCATACGTTTTGGTCGATTCTTCTTACACGGGACACTGGCCGTTCCTGCTCTGCTCTAACCGCATCACTGCTTGCTCTGTAGACCTGTCTGAGCACTGAGCACTGATCAGGATCGGTCTGGGCAGTACCACCAACAACCGTGCTACCATCCGAGCACAGCAGTAGGCCCAGGCAATGGGTCATGACCCCCGTGTAGGCGTGCACCCAACGCTTCTCCCCCCCAAGAATTTTTCGTGTTAGAGGTTTGGCATGAAACCCAATAAAGATGCAGATGTGATTGGAGCAATGTTGTGGGAAAAGACAAAAAAAGAATATCCTTACCTTGCTGACAAAGAATTGCAATTCAAGTATTCACCTACTAAAAAATCCCCAGGGGGGATAGAATTCTTTGATCCTGAAGAAACTGGATCACCAGAATCTCCAAGACCTAAAGAATTTGTAATGGGTAAACCTGGTGTTGAGGTATATAATACTAATACCAGACCTTTAGATATATTGGCAGACTATGTAAGTCATTACGGTGTGAAAACTGATCCTGTGTTGT